GTCGAGGTTCGTCCTTAAGACATCCAGCTACTACATTCCGCGGTAATTCACCACGGTCTACAGCATCAAATATCCCTCGGACGAGAATCTTAAGTAAAGGATGAATTTCCCTAGTGTCGGAATTCCAAAGATCTTTTCGAGAACGCGCTTTCGGTATCACGCATTCCACATCATAACCAACGGCAGTACTACTGTCGAGGCCATCCCAGATCCCAGGAATTCCGAACACGGCTTCTTCTAAAGTCCAAAGCCGAATTCTAGCTAAATCCATTTCTCGAGGAAAAAATCCCTCGAATGCAATTTGAGGATAATGTTTTGCAAGGTCTTTCATCCACGCTGGCATGGGTCTCGGAGGTGCCCGAGACAACTTTTCCAACGCGTTTTCTAGCGGCTTGCAAAGAAATCCTGTTTCTCGATCTCCAACCCAGGTCTCACATAAATAACCCGGAACTTGAAGAGGTTCTCCATATAAAGGTTCCATATCATGGTACCCTTGAGCAGGAGAAGCTCGAAGTCTTGTTTCAGAAGGTATTATCTTTACCTTTGGAGCCTTCCCTAAATATAAAAATTTCTTGTTATGGACAGGTCGGGAAAGCGTCGGCGAAGTTATCTGAAGATAAGACGGATAATAACATTGACGAAAATATCGTTCATCAAGGTCTTCTTGAAATATCGGCGAAAAAATGGAATTATCGTTCGATCTCCCAGTATGAATACCGAGAAACCAAACTACTCCAGTAGGATCCGTCCAAAGATATGGTTGCCCACAATCTCCGGCCACACCTAGTCCACCAAGCATTATATAATAAAAAGAATGTTCGACTTTAATGAATTTTTCATGAAGATAAATTTCGTCTATAGGCTTCACTCCTTTCTGAATATGGTTTTTTGTAACCTTCTCCAATAGAATACTACCATCAGGCATCACGGTACGTGACAACCTGGTGAATTCTCCTACCATAGAAAGTTTTTCTTGCATCTCTTGAGAATTTTTGAACATTTTAGGTTTCAAACTTTTAAAAGGACTCAAAGCAGAAGCAGGAAAATCAACTACAAAAACATCGCGTTTATGAGGAATCGGTTTAACTGAAACTTGAGAAGCGTAAGCAGTTGCCAACACTCCTGGAGAATTTACGATGTGGATTTGTTCAAAATTAAAACCCCACTCAGAAAAAAAATGAGCTACTGTAAAAAATCGGGAACCACTTAAGATTCCATCGGTACGATATCTATGACCCCCCGGGTAAACCACTTCAATAGTTCTCATATGTTGAGAAAAATTGTAAATTTGTTGAAGCGACCCACTTTGGGCATAAACCGTACTATCGATAAGATTATAAAGCCTGTAATCCCAATCTCCAGCTCTCTTAGCTTGTCGAAGCCAAGTTTGCCTTTGATCAGGATGTGCTTGTGAAAATTTGATAACGTCTTGACGAGACGGAATAGGAATATCCGTCCAATCACGCCAGTCATCAAATACGATACTGTCTAAAATAGAAAAATCTGGAGAGTCACAAAACTCCATCCAGATATCCACGATTTGCAAAATACTTGCAGCCGTGGAAGATTCGTAAGTACGTTCAATAAAAAGTACATAATCATCATAAGCTTCAATGAGCGACGGATACTTAAATCCAGCTACCACCCATGCTGCTCCCTCAGAAAATGCACTCTCTACAACATACTGTTCGATATGAACGGGTTCAGATTGAGCCTGAACAGTTCGTATCGGTAGTTTTTGAGACTGACCTCGATTCATAGAGTGGCCGTGAACACTCCTTGAAGGCAATCTCTGTTGATGTCCTCGCCCTAAAGAATGGGCTTGAACTGAACGGCTAGGAAGTCTTTGTTGATGTCCTCTCCCTAAGGACTGCGCAACGTGATTACCACGTTGCGTTATAGAAGAATTTATACTATCACTAAAAGCAGTGTGATCACTCCTTTCTGGATAGATACCGACTCGTTCCTTAATTGAGTCATCTTCTCTTTTCGCAAACCAAGCGCACAAACCAGTCAAACCGACAGCCAAAACTGAAGCAGCAGCACCAAATACTAGTGTTGAATGCTTCCTCATAAACTTTCCGACCGTCAAATCTAAATAATCTGTCCACCTTTCGTACAACAAACTCCCATAAGTAGACCAATGAGCCCCTCCCATTGTTTCTTCTTTGACC